GTTCAATAAGATTTTTACTAACCTGCCAGTCAGTAGTCTTATTGTACTCTGAGGTATTTTCAATTTTCAACATCCACATTTTTTATTATACAGGAAGCTCCATCACTAAACAAATCATTACAGTTCCATACTGTACAGCACCTCATACAGCTTTTCGCTCTGGATCCAGACCTCCGACTTATTATAAAAAATCCCGGCATCATCCAGAACTGTTTCCACCAGAGCTTCTGCCACGGGATCCTTCCGGTCCGTGTAAAGCTCTATTCTTACTTCACTGATCCGGAAATATACCCGCCCGTCTGCCGCAAAATTATCACTTCCTGGAAGCAGATAACAGATAAACGGCGGATCCGGGCTTTCCCCTTCCGCAAAATGGTCATAGGCAAAAGGAAATCCCGTCTCTTCCAGCATCCCTGCCAGTTCTTCCAGTGTCATATGCTTTCACCTCCTGCCATCACCCCAGTGCCTTCTCCACTTCCCGTTCCAGAGTCTGTGCAGCCCTTTCCTCAGCAGGCGCAATATGGGGAAACGCCCTTGTCCTGCCGCCTTTTCTCAGCGCATGACCGAACTCCAGCAGATGTGCCAGCTGGTACCTGTTCCTGGAATACACCACGATCTCCATTGCATTGGCAGTTTCCTTCGTGGTCTTCGCCGCCCAGCTCTTTGCATAGGCACCGGTCTTCACAGGGGCATTCTCCTGGATATCCTTCCTTGCCTGTGTCCCTGCCTTCTTTACCGCTTTTTTCATATCATCCGCAGCAAGCTGTGCATACTCTTCCAGTCCTTCCATGATCACATCTGCCATCTGGCTGACTGTACATCTGTCACCTGCCATGCTCTCACCTCCGGACCTTCCTGCATGTGAATTTCAGACACTTCTTCTTATAATTCAGATGATCCACACTCACAATGTCATACACCTGATCACGAAACAGGATCCTGTGGGTAACAGACCGGATGCCTGCAGTCTTTTTACAGTACCGCACCGTCACAGTCATTCCCACATCCTCCACCACAGTCCCTGCGGTTTCCGCTTCCCTGGAACTGGCAAGCCCCTCACCGCCTATCGTAGCAAAACAGCAGTAATCCTCTGTCCACTCATTCCTGTGATTTCCGATCCCGTCCTTCACAACAGAACACTTCTGAAAAATCACCTTTTCATTCATCAATCCAACATCCATGACACCCACCAATTCCATCCTTCATAACAATATTCACCAGAACCATTTCCTGCATCCGGTTTTCATTTCCATTTCACGGATATTTTCTCAGAATCCCGGTTTTCTCACTCCGAACAGCAGGCTCCGCAGATCCATCACCAGCTGATGGTGATCCGCGTCCTCCCTGTGTTCATACAGATAGGCAGCCGCATACTGCACGGCAATCTTCGTCCCCTGCAGATCTTCAAACTCATCCTCATCCGTAATCCTTGCCACGTCCATGCAGATCTGCTGCCCCTGCTCGATCAGATCAGAAAGCAGCACATCATCATCGTCAAAATCCACCCGCAGGTAATTCTTCATTTCCTTTACTGTCACGATCACGGAACATCACCTTCCATTTCCACCATATAGGAAGCAAAATTACTCCAGCTGTCCGCCGTCTGATAAGCCTCCAGGCTTCCTTTCGGCACATAGATCTTACAATCCTCCGGAATCCCATTGAATACAGTTGCCCCGGAAAGCTTCGGCGGTAAAACCGGAAGAAAATAATACCGTTTCATTCCTTTACAGTTCTCAAATGCATACTTGGTGATTGCCGTCACAGCCGCAGGAATTACCAGTTCTGTCAGCATATGACATCCTGAAAAAGCATTGTCCGGAATTTCCGTTATGCCATCTGTAAGCCGGATTCCTTCCAGAAGCCAGTCTTTTCTGAATATGCTGCCCTCAATAGCAGATACTTTCTCTGGAAGATACAGTTCTTTCATGGCCAGACACTCATTCAGGGCAAATTTTCCAAGCGATGTGACTGTCTCCGGCATAGTGATCTTTTTCAGAGAATGACATTCCGAAAATGCATTATCAGGGATTGTGACTATTCCGTTCGGAACAGATACATTTTTCAGGCTTATGCACTGCTCGCACAAATATCTTGGAATTGATTCCAGATTGTCCGGAATTCCCAAAAATTTCAGGCCATAACAGCACTTTACAATCCCATTTCCAAACAGACCGTCTGTTTTTTCCAGTGTGACCGTCTCCAGTCTTGAAAAGCAGCAGAAACAATAGGAAGCCAGTTCTTTCACATTCCTTCCCACTTCAATTTTCCTCACTGCTGACAGATACTTCATGTTTTCCTCTTTACTTTTCTTTCCTGCTGTAAAAACATAAGACCCCTCGCTGTAACTTCCCATAAACATAACCATATTGTCTTCCTGTGGCAGAAACCGAAGCACATACTCCCCTGCTTTCTGGTACCGGTGTGTCAGGGTAATCCTGTTATAATTCCATCCTTCTGCTGTTTCCAGTTCACTTCCATCACCCCAGTCCACCTTCACACCGTTACTGAAACTCTGACCAAAAGAAACCTGCGACTCCAGCATATCTTCATCCAGCGTCACATAAAACCTTGTGGCCCCGTCATCCGTAACATACTGGGCAGCTACATTCATTTCCCGGTTTGTTGCTTTCAGATCCTCCAGCGACCAGTTCCAGCCCTTACAGACCAATCCTTCGTGAAACGGAAGATCCGGCAGTCGTTCCAGCCCTGCAAGCTCCTCAAGGGAAAAGCTGTACAGCAGGGTTCCATCATAATCAAAGAACCGGACCGGCAGGGACATATCCGCAGCACTTCCGCCTGACGGGATCCTGCTCACTGCATCCGGGATCTCTCCTGGTTTCATCAGGGCAGAAGTACCACCCTGGGCACGCACCGCATCTGCAATAGCTTTCAGTGTTTTCTCATTTACAAGCACATTTGCCATCAGTACGCCACCTCATTTCCATCCGTCAGTTCATCCATCCGCCTGCCCAGTTCCTCCACCGTCTTCCTTATCTCCTGTACCTGTTCCTCGGTCTGGAATTTACTGTCATTTTCCAATTCACTTACCTTTGACGGTACCGGCACATTCTTCTGTGCGCCTTCCTCAATCCCCTCCAGCTTGGATTTTTCACTGTTCCCAAAATCATTACTGGAAAGTCCTTTCCCAGTTTCCTTATCCACCTTATTCCTTAAGGCATCTTCCAGTTCCTTCCTGGTCACTTCACCGCCGCCAAGCCCCAGTTCTTCCGAAGTTTTATTTCCGGTCAGCTCCACACCATTGATCTGCGGCTTATGGCTCATATTTTCATAATTATTTGAATTAGGAACACTGCTCATGGTTCCCGTCAGCTGCTCCATCACGCCACCTCCACCGTCAGTTTCAAAATCTTATTTGCAATAAATGTACACCGGTAACCGCTGCTCTTGTTTAAGGACAGCTCCCAGATATATTTTCCCAGTTCCAGATGTTTTGTATCTTCCTCTGAGAATCTGATCACCTTCTCCTTCACATCAGCCTCGATCCGTACCGCTGGCTCCGGATCCGCCTTATTCCGCTTCGCCGCAAATACTACGGAATCGCCTTCCTCAAACTCATACTCCGATCCGTCCGGCAGAAATGCCTGGAACGCAAAAGAAGGCGTATCCCCCTTTGTCATCTCAATCTTCATATCCTCATGAACCACCCAGGACATCCCGTCACCTCCCGCAGATTTTCCTGTTTCCATTTCGTTCATCATTCTTCGTGCTCGCCGCCTGGCTGATCTGATTTTCAAACCAGCGAACGCTCCACCACTGCTTGTTGTTTTTCAAACTTGAAACCTTCCCTGATTCGATCAAAGCAGGGGACGGCTTACACCATCCCCTGTCATTCCTTCACATTAGTCAGCTTTCAGTTTCATGATCTGCACGGCTTCCGGAAGAACCAGTTTTCCGTCCACACGTTCCTTTGCAACAAAACCGATCATTCCGTTGCCTGCAAACAGTTCATTCAGCTGCTTAAAGGATCTGTTTCCACGGTCCCCAATGTTGTAATAGCTGTAATCCCCAAAAGCGATGCCGTCCTTCGGTGCATAGGCAGAAGTCTCCACCTTATATCCCAGGATTCTGTCCGGTTCCCCTGCCTGGTAAGCCGGCTGCCAGATATAAGCACCGTTATTGTCCTTCAGCTTTCTAAGGGAAGGCAGTGTTGCATCATTCATGATAAAGGATGCATTTTTACGGTACGGACGTTTCAGGCCATACACCAGATCCAGCATGTCATCTGATTTCAAAGCTACAGCCAGTGTATTCAGCAGATGCCCTCCGCCTGTTCCGTCAAAAATACCGGTCGGTTTCCCTGTTCCGTTTCCGTTCAGGAAAGCATCCTCTTCCGCATTGGCAAGTGCTTTTCCAAACTGGACAATAATGTAATTTTCCAGATTAAAGGCATTGTCATAAAGCAGTTCCTCCGTTACCTTAATCGCCACATGAAGCTTATGTGCATCCAGGATCTTCTGGTCAAAAGTCGCATCCCCGAAAGTCAGCGCCCCGCCTTCCTCAATCCAGCTTGCCGCCGGCTTGGTGGCCGCAATATTGATCTTATGTTCCCCGGAAGTCACGATTCTTGTGGCAAGACGGCGCATGATATTCTCTTCATTCAGAACATCAATCAGTCTTCTGTCATACTCTTCCGGAACCAGATAACCGCCGTCGGCATCCACGCCCTCCTGAAGGGTATTGGAAACCTGGCGGAAGTTGCTTCTCAGTGCATTCAGCATTGCCCTGCGGTATTCATCAGAAGCACGTCCTGTCTTTGGCTCCCCCTGGCCGCCTGCATAAGGCTTCCCGGTCAGCGGCTGGTTTACCGGCTGGTTCAGGTTCTTTTCCATTTCCTCTGCCTTGCGGTGGCGGTCAATCGCCTTTGTCAGATCCTCAATCTCCGCTTCCATCCTCTCATAGGTTGCACTGTCCTCCGCAGACAGAACACCATTTTCATTCTCATGGGCATCCACAAAATTCTTTGCAGCTTCCCAAACCTTAGCTCTCTTCTCCATCAATTCCTGAATCGTCATAATCCGTATCCTCCTCAGATATATTTTTTAATAAAATTTAAGCGTTCACGCAGATCATCCGCAGAACGCCCTGTAACATTCGTATTCACTTTCTTCTTTTCACACTTCTGGCAGGCATTCTCTGCCGCCCCGAAACATCCATTACATGGATCGTCCCCCTCAGTACCGGCACTTCCACTTATTCCAATTCCCTGCATACCAGAAGAATTTCCGTAACACTGCCCCGATAATCCATTACCACCAGCAGCCATCCTTGTGATCTCTGTCTGATCTTTCACAGATTTCCCAGTCTTTCCATAATGTCTCTCCAGCTTATTCATCAATGCATTATTTACTGCCCGTCTGGAAAACATTACAGAATCAGACGTCCCGTTTTCTGTACGGTCAGCACCTGAATCTCCATTTTCGCCTTCACTGCCCTGTTCCTCTTTCTGGAACAGAATGTCATCCGCAAACCCAAACTCCACAGCTTTATTTGCATCCATCCACGTTTCCGCATCCATCAGATGTGACAGCTTCGCCCTGCTCTGTCCCGTTTTCCGTACATAAGCATTGATGATGGATTCCCTCACGGCATCCAGAAGTTCCATAGCCTTCTTCATCTCTGCATGGTCGCCCCATGCAACCGTGGCCGGATTATGGATCATCATCATGCTCACCGGACCCATCCATACCTCAGTTCCGGCCATTGCAATAACAGACGCAGCAGATGCTGCAAGCCCGTCAATCTTCACCGTAACCTTCCCCGGATACTCCGACAGCATATTAAAAATCTGTGCCGCCGCAACACAGTCCCCGCCTGGACTGTTGATCCACAGGGTAATATCCCCTGTTCCGGCATTCAGCTCATCCTTAAAAAGAGCCGGCGTGACATCATCGTCAAACCAGCTGTCCTCAGCAATAACTCCGTTCATGAACAGGATCCGTTCTTCCGTTTCCTGTCCTGTTTCCTGATTCACCGTTTTTGTTTTCTTCCAGTTCCAAAACTTCTTCACTGGCTCCCTTCTCCTTTCCACCGGCTCCGCCAAACAGTCCGGCATCCTTCGTCGTCACAATCTCCATTTTCTTCGCTTCCCTGCAGGCAGTGAAGCTCATCCATTCCGATGCTCCTCCTCTCCCCCCGGAGTTTCATAACTCCGTGGGGACCCCAGAAGCGTCATATTTCCATTGATCAGATACAGATCACCGCCAAGCTCTTCTGGGATCCGGTCCATATTTTCCAGTTCCCGGATGTCATTGGCACTCATCCATCCGTTCTGCCTTGCCGTAGCATAACCGGTCATCCTTGACTGATAATCTCCCCTGAGCAGCCCGTCCACGTTGAACTTAAAGAAATACTTCTTCTTTTCCTCCGCAGACAGCAAAGCCCTGACCATTGCCTGTTCCCAACGGCTCACCCAGGGATCCAGTGTATACTTCACAAACTCCAGGGACTGCTGCTCAATGTTGCTGAAACTGGACTTGTCCAGATCCCCGACCATATGCGGCGGCACCCTGAAAATCCTGGCAATCTCATCAATCTGAAACTTCCTTGTTTCCAGAAACTGTGCTTCATTCGGTGCAATGGAAATCGGCGTATACTTCATTCCCTCTTCCAGGACAGCAACCTTATTTGCATTGCCGCTTCCCCCGAAAGTGGACTGCCAGCTCTCCCGCACCCTGCCCGGATCCTTCAAAGTCCCCGGATGCTCCAGCACTCCTGACGGAGCGGCACCGTTGGCATAAAACTTGCTTCCATACTCCTCCGCAGCAATGGCAAGCCCGATCGCATTCTTCGCCATGGCAATAGGTGAATATCCGACCAGCCCGTCAAACCCAAGCCCCGGAATATGCAGCACATCCGCCGGATGCAGACGCACGATCTTTCCATTTGCTTTCGGATCCGTCCCGGTTCTGCCATCCACATCATCACCGTCATACACCAGGTACTCATAATAAAGCCTGCCATGCTCATCCCTGTCCACCGTCATCCGGTCAGGCATCAGCGGATAAAGTGCCACGATCTCACCTTTCCCGTTCCGGATTATCTGACTGTACGCATTTCCCCACAAAAGCAAATGCGTCATCAAAGTCTCCCTAAATACAAAAGAAGTCATCTCCGGATTCGGCTCATCATGCAGCAAAAAATAAAGCGGATGATCCACCGCCTTTTCCTTACCGCCATTATCGTTATACCTGTAAAACTGCAGCGGCAGACCCGCCACCGCCTCAGAAAGAATCCTCACACACGAATACACTGCAGTCATCTGCATGGCACTCCGTGCATTCACCCTCTTCCCGGAAGCCGTACTCCCCATAAAAAATCCATATCCGCTTCCAGTTGTGCTGTTAGAAGGAGCATTCCTTCCCCGAAACAGCTTCCCAAACAACCTCATTTTCATCATCCTTTCAAAAAAGAGCATAAGAAAAGCACCTATCATTACGATAGATGCCATTCCTAATGTAATTTATTTCCTGCACAATACCCGGATCGCTTTGTCTGCAAACACTGCGGTTCCTTCTCCCCCGACTTTATCAATATTAATTGTAAACTCCCCGCCGCCTGCGTACATAGAGC